GTGCAGTTATCAGGTGGGGCTAAGTCAGAGTATGTGCAGCTTGAAGCATCGAAGGATCTGTTAGATCGTGCTGGGTTCAAGCCTATAGATCGCTCACAGGTACAGGTAGCAGGGGATATTAAAGTGTCCATCGACCTATCGTGAGGGGGGTAGGGTCAAAAACTGCGCTATGTAGAGTGACAGTAGTCTATCACTAGCATTTTTTTCTAGAAAGGTACGAGATGAAAAAGATACACAAGAGTTCCACAGGTGGGTTAACACCAGATGGCAGGAGATATTTTAAACGCACTGAGGGTGCGGATTTAAAGCCTCCTGTTTCTAAGGGTACGAATCCAAGGCGTGTATCTTTTGCTGCTAGGTTTGCAGGGATGAAAGGTCCGATGAAGAATGAGAAGGGTGAGCCTACTAGGAAGGCGTTGGCATTGAAGAAGTGGGGGTTTGGAAGTGTTGCTGCTGCCAAGTCATTTGTTAGAAGGAACAGGCAGACATGAAGAAGAAGAGCCAAAGTTTAATTAACCGAGGTCTTGGTCTTAAGCTACGCGAGAAGTATGTTGCTGAAATGGAAGAGATAGAAAAGAAGTTAGGCCCTGATACTAAGCCTGATAGTTTTGGAAGAAAGTTATTTAATTTTATTACAAACAATACTGAGGTTAAGGGTAGCAGTGACATGACACCTGAGAAGAAGAGGTTGTTAAAGCGATGGCATTTCTTAAGTGATAGGGTAGATGATAGTCCTGATCCTAGTGAGGGGAAGTTTCCATGAGTAAAGTTAATCAGGCAGGGGTTTACACGAAGCCTAAAATGCGTGAGAGTTTATTTAAGTCTATTAAAGGTAGGGCTACTCATGGCACTGCGGCAGGACAATGGTCGGCTCGAAAGGCACAATTGCTTGCTAAGACTTATAAGTCTAGAGGTGGAGGTTACAAATCGTGAAGAGTGTAGGTGATGCTTTAAGTAAGAAGCAAAAGAAAACATTAGAGAAGCATAGTAATCATCATACAAAGAAACATATGTCTTTAATGAAAAGGCTTATGAAGGGTGGTACTACTTTCTCTGCTTCTCATAAGAAAGCGCAACAACAGGTTGGTTCATAGTGAAAGCACCACAAAGATCATTACTAAACTGGGGCAAACAGAAGTGGAGAACTAAGTCTGGTAAGAAGTCTAGCGAAACTGGTGAACGCTACTTACCTTCTAAGGCTATCACTGCTCTTAGTGATGCTGAGTATCGCGCTACAACCAGAGCCAAACGAAAGGGTAAGGCAAAGGGTAAACAGTTTGTGGCTCAACCGAAAGAAATTGCTAACAAGGTAAGGAGATATAGAAATGCCTAATGTTAATGGAAAGAAGTTCCCATACACTAAGAAGGGAATAGCTGCGGCTAAGAAAACTTCAGATGAAAAGAAGAAGCCTGTGAAGAATAAGAAGAAGACTTTAATGACAGGAAATTACTAATGGGTATAAATTTATTAGAATTTATTAGGGGAGGCGGTTCTAACACTTCATTTCCTAATGATCCAGTTGCAGAGCCTTTTAAATCTTCTAAGCCTAGAAGACTTCCATATAAAAGGGCTATGACTAAAAAGCTTGGAACAGACGCTATGAGGGTTGGACCTCCTCCTAGTGAGAGCAATGTTTCTTTTTCTAAAATGAAAAAACAACGGCAAACTTTAAAGAATTTTTATTCAAGGAAATAATATGGCTTGGTATTTAACAGGTGGGGAATTGTATACAGGCGAAACTCATGTTTTAGCAGGGATAACTTATAGTGGTAAGACAAGAACTTCAGAGTCTCGCAGGTTAGTAGAAGGGCCAGAGCCTGAGAGAGCTAGAAGCTCCAACGGCAGACTCAAGGGTGATGATCCTTCTACACCAAATATAAACGAGGCGTATGAAAAGCCCAAGAAGAAGGCTGCGCCTAAGAGGGTAGAGTTAGAGGACGAATGAGTTTCAGCCATTCTATTTCTATGCGTGATCGAGAGTTACTTCGTACTATTGTAAAAAAGGTACACTTTAAACATTACCCTAAAGATTTTCAGACTAACATAGAGGCTGATAAGCTTATTGATGTTATTGCCCCTGATATGATTGAGCGTATGATTAGGTTTGCTGTGGATCACAAAATTGACAGACTTTAAATACAAACCTGATGGTGAAGTCCTAAAGACTTTTATGAAAGACGATACATTCTTTCGTGGTATTCGCGGTCCTGTTGGTTCTGGTAAGTCTGTTGGTTGCTGCATCGAAGTATTTAGACGCGCTCTTTCTCAGAGTAAAAACGATAGTGGCATACGCAGAAGTCGATGGGCTATCATAAGAAACACAAACCCACAGCTTAGAACGACTACTATTAAGACTTGGCTTGATTGGTTTCCAGAAAATGAATGGGGTAAATTTATTTGGTCTGTGCCTTATACCCATCACATAAAGAAAGGAGACATAGACCTAGAGGTTATCTTCCTTGCTCTTGATCGTCCAGAAGATGTTAAAAAACTACTGTCCCTCGAACTAACAGGCATCTGGATTAACGAGGCAAGGGAGATACCCAAGAGTATTATTGATGCTTGCACAATGAGGGTTGGACGATTCCCTTCTATGCGTGAAGGTGGGCCTAGTTGGACAGGCGTTATTGCAGATACCAACGCCCCAGAAGAAGATCATTGGTGGCCGATTATGTCTGGTGAAGTTCCAGTACCAGATCATATTCCTAGAGATCAGGCCAAGATGTTGGTTAAGCCTAATAACTGGCAGTTCTTTACACAGCCATCTGGTATGAAGGAAGTCTACAATGAAGATGGTGAGGTAGATAATTATAAGTCTAATGATAAGGCTGAAAACAAAAAGAACATGCTTCAGAATTATTATACAAACTTAATACAAGGTAAGACTAAATCTTGGATTGATGTCTATGTAATGAATAGACTTGGAACTATAAAAGATGGAAAGCCAGTATACCCAATGTTTGCTAGTGAGACTCATGTTGCTAAAGAAGAAATACCAGTAGCCGCAGGGATTCCATTGTATATAGGAATAGACTTTGGTCTTACTCCTGCCGCTGTTATTGGTCAAAAGGTTAGAAACAGATGGTTAATACAGTCAGAGGTTGTTGCTTTTGATATGGGCATTGTTAGATTTGCAGAGGTGCTAAGAAATGAAATTGCTACTAGGTTTTCTGAAGCTTCCGATGTCTATATATATGGTGATCCAGCAGGTGATTTTAGGGCGCAGACGGACGAATCTACCCCTTTCCACATACTTAGGGGTGCAGGTCTACGTGCTTTTCCCGCCCCGAGTAATTCGGTGGATCTCCGCTTGGAATCAGTGGCGCAGCAACTTAATAAAATGGTTGAAGGCAAACCTGCGTTTTTAATTGACAGACGTTGTTCTCAGCTTCTTAAGGGATTTGAAGGCGGCTATGGTTATAAACGTATGGAAGTAAGCGGCGAACGATACGCAGATAAACCTGATAAGAATATGTACTCACACATACACGATGCACTACAGTATCTAATGCTAGGAGCAGGAGAAGGTCGTGCTTTAATGTCAAATCAGAAACCTGCACAGATTGTAACTGCTAGAAAAGACTTTGATGTATTTACCAGAAAGCCAAGAAGCTCTGCTAAAAAACCTAGCATATGGTCACTTGTGCGTTGAAATTATTTTAAATCTATGTTTTGCAAGGAAACATGATGAACCGAAAAGCAATATATAGACGCGCTGCAAGAGATGATGTTCTCTGTATTTTTGAGATGGCAAGAGACTTCCATTCTGAAAGTGAGCTAGGTGATATACCTTTTGATGATCGTGTGTTTGCTAGTTACTTAGAGGGTCAGATAGAAGATGATATGTCTTGTATATTCGTTGCTGAAGTAGATGGAGAGAATGTAGGATTTATATTTGGAAGTATATATCAGCTTTACTTTTCCACAACTTTTGCTGCTAATAGCGACATATGGTATGTTCGTCCTGAGTATCGTGGTGGTTTGATTGGCGTTCTTTTGCTTAGAAACTTTGAGAAATGGGCAATGAATAAAGGGGCTAGGTTCTTAGTTAATGGTAGTTCATCAGGTATATCCTTAGAAAGAACACATAAACTAATAGAAAGACTTGGGTATGAATCTGTAGGTTCTGAGTACAGGAGAGATCTAAATGGGTAGTTGTTTTAAAAAGAAAAAAGTAGAAACCAAAAAAAGCTCAACGGCTAAAAGAGTTACCTCTTCTGGCAAATTAGTAACAGTATCCAAACCTGTAACTAAACCAACACCAAGACCGCTTACAGGTAAAGAAGCGTTTGACGCTAATCCTGCGCGTCAACAACAAGTTGCTAATAAAGCAAAAAGAAAAAAGAAAGCTAAACAAGCTGCGCTTAGAGAAGCAACTACTACCACAACAACTACAGATACCTCTACTGATACTTCTGGAGACAGCACTGTTGAAGTTGATGATAATTCTACAGTTGCAGTAAAAGATACGACTACATCATCAGGTGGAACTATTGGTGATACATCTGTAACAACAGAAAGTATTTACACACGCGATCCAGAAGAAGCTATATCAGATCAAGAAAGATTGGCAGCAGAAGAACTAAAACGACAAAGAATAAAAAGAGCTAGAACAAAACAATCTTTGCTTAGAAAAAGATTAGAAAGAACTCAGGAAGTAGGTTCTGGTCGTAGAGTTTTATCTGGAACTGAAAGAGATCTTAATGTTCAGACAAAACAATCGGGAAGCGGCAAACGTGGTGGTGCAGGTAGAAGATCTTTAATTACTGGTTCTACTGGTGGAATCGGATACTATAGTAGGTTCTTATGATAGAAAATTCAAAAAAGTATTTAGATAGATATGAGAAAGCTAAAGCACATAGGCAGAACTTTGTTGATCTTTTTGAAGAATGTTATGAGTATGCTTTACCGCAGCGTGAGTCTTTTTATTACGAAACAGCAGGTCAACGTAGAGATGATAAGATCTTTGATGAGACAGCGGTGGTTGGCGTTCAAGAGTTTGCTTCGAGGCTTCAATCGGGATTAGTTCCGAACTTTGCACGTTGGGCAGACTTTACAGCAGGATCAGAAGTTCCAGAATCTGAGAGAGATTTTATTGAGAATGATCTTGATGAAGTAACAGAATATGTATTTGAGATACTACAGAACTCTAACTTTTCTCAAGAAGTACATGAAGCTTTTATGGATCTAGCAGTAGGTACTGGTGTGCTTTGCGTAGATGAAGGCGATGCAATTAATCCTATAGTGTTCTCAGCAATACCATTGCCTCACGTTGTTTTAGATACTGGCCCTGATGATAAGATAGATCATGTGTTTAGAGAAAGAAAAAACATTAGAAACTCTGATCTTCCTATACTTTATGAAGATGCAAAGTTTGACATGAAGATACAGAATAGAATTGAAAGAGATCCAGAGGGTAAGTGCAATACTCTTGAGATAGTATGCAAAGATTATACAAAACGTAATGAAGAAGCTTACTTATATTATGTAATAGATATGTCTACAAAAGAAGCGATAGTAGAAAGAAA